TGGGATTCCAAGTTGAAAACCTAAAATGAAATCATCAGCACCGCTAACAAAAGCGCAAACAGGGGTGGTCGTCAGTGCAGTACTACAATATACTTGAAAAAGCTGGTTAGGTATAGCGTCAAGAGCTGTAGGTGCTGTAGCAGTATTTAAAATTGGATAACATCGGTAATATAAATTCTGTGGACAAATCATATCCGCAGGAGAATTTTCACACCGAGTCCACTGAGCATTCGCTACAAAATCCAAATTAGGAGCAGAAGTCAAATCACCTATGTCTCGCATTGTAGCTGTAGTATGTAAAAAATTTACAGTACTATTATAATGCTGAGTGATAGCATAACTTTGTACTAACATAGCAGGATCTTTAGAACGAACTGAAAGTCTGAAACCACCACGAGCATATCTAAATACACTCATCATGGTATACAAATAATTGAACGAAAATGCCGCAGGTGCTACGAGATAAGGATTCAACATACCAGTAGGATTGAGAGAAAAACTACAACCCGTAGCTAAAGTAAGTGCAGTGGAAAGGGCAGGCGAAAGCAAGTTAGTAATTTGTTTAATAGATCTTACCTCAGATGTCATATAAACATCATGAGTTGCACGTCCACAAGCAACCCCACCTATAGGAGGATAATCTTTTTCAAACAAACATCTCATGCTTGAAGAAGGAATTTCACATTTAAGTACTTTAAAATCAGCTTGCGGTTCATAAACACAATCAAAATCTGATTGGGGTATGAATATACCTTGACTTTGCAAATTTTGTGAAGTAGGTACAGAAAATTGAAAATCATTAGCAGCACTATAAAAGACTTGATAATATATTGGAGAAACAGTAGCAGCACCACTAGTTAACGCATTGATGAGTTGAATACCCCAAACACCATTACACTGTGTCATTATGTCATAACCAGAGGAAGGAGCAATAGCTGTTGGATCTACTTGATTAACTACTTCCAAAAACTCACTTTGTTGCATATAAGGAATTGTAAAGGAATAATCTGTTTCCTGAGTTATATCAAGTACAACATTAACAACATCCTGAGTATTTGTCTCAGTAGGAGTAATATTATCAAAAAAACTCCAAACGGTGTTAGCAACATAAGGCAAATACCATATTCTGACACGGGTAGAATGAAAATGCGAACAAACAAAATGTAAATGTACACGCAATCCACCGCGCCAAAATTGAAAATTTTTTGCCATCCAAGCAAGAGGGGTAAGGTAAAACAAGGAGGGAACATAAGCCTGAGAATAATCAGCTATTGGAAAACAATAAGGTGTAACAGGATCCACAAATAAATTAGTACCAGCAGCATTAGTAGAAACAATAGTACCAGTATAATAAATACAAGGACGTTGGATAAAACGCAAAATACTAGATGCTTCTATAGTATCATTAACCATCGCATAATCTTTAGACAAAGACATACTTGGTCTAATACCTAAAGTAACAGCAGCAGGATTATCTTCAACAGTAATCATACGAGGTTGTCTGACTTGAATTGGGTGAGTGAAAGATTCATTAACAGGAATATCAAAACCAAGCCAATGAGCAACGCCAGACAAACCACCAAAAAGAGTACTAACAGGAGCTGCTAACTCACCAATAAAAGGTATAGATTTAAAATGAGATGAAAAATCAGAAATGCTTTTAAGAGTAGTAGAGACTATGCGACCAGTATCAGTTTTCTTCTCTGCTTCTGTATCCACAAGTTTTTGACGTTGAAACTTAGGTGCAATAACACCCTGAGTATCAGACTGACTCGTGAAATTAGTAGTATAAGTATAACCAGCAAGATTCGGTTCTAAAACTCGTGCATAAATAGTAAAATTAACAGGTGGGGGTGTACCATTTACTGAATTTAAAGGAACGGAAACAAAGCAATAAAGATAAAACAAATCAACTTGTAATGCACCAACACTTAACATATCTTTATAATGAGTATAAGGAACCGTAAAAGTAGTAGTTTGATTAGCCGAAGCAGAGACTTGAAGCCAATTATTTCCAAAAATACTACGATAATCAGAAAAATATGCAGGATCAAGATTTCCAGCTTGGGGTAACCAAGCAAAAACTAGAGTTCCATAATGCATAGGAGTACCATTCATACGAATACTAATTTCAAAGTTAGGTCGCCAAAAAGCGATCTTTTCAATCTTATTCGCAATAGTAGTATTGAAATAAACCTGAGGAAAACTCCAAGACCCCAAACTAGCTCCAATAGCAGATGAAGACGCCCAAACAACTTCACCAACCTCTATAGGACGACGCAAAAATCGCATAAGATCTACATCAGGCATAGTATTATTGGCCCAAGAATGTTCATCAACAATAGGAGCATCATGATCAACATGAGAATCATTAAAAACAGTAATTTCCTGCATTTTAATTTCCTTACCTTCATTCTCGTCTTGAACAAGTTGCTCTGTCACATTCATATCAGACTGGGGGACAAAACCAGAATGATCGACAGACTTATAACCAGAACCACTGGATTCGTTAACACGCTGTCGAACGTGTATACGTTTTATTTTTCGATCACGACCCTCAGCAGTCTGCGGTTCAAACTGATGAGATAATATAGAAGACACATCAAGAAAATCTGAAACATTTTCAGATATATATTTTATAAATTGAATTGGATTGAAAGTTTATTATAAGACAACACGTTAAAACCATCAGGTGTTGAATTTGCCTAGTTTAAAGACTATTCAGTCTACGGCCGCACCACGCGCTACAGACAAAAATTGGCAATTTTGTTATACGATCATGGTGCGGGAAACCGCTTTAATCACTATTGACCCTTATGGATGTGTGTTACCACATCTAAAGGACCATACTGCATAGGATAAAAAATCTTTTTGCAGCGTTCAAAAGTAAACAAAAGTTCTGGATCTGCATCCAAACAAATCTGCTTACCATCTAAATATACACTACCTGTAGAAAGCATTCTACAATAATGCACAAACCGACGACGAACCATATCAAACTGTAGTTTGTCATACGCACTTAAAAACATCAAGCATTGATTAAACCTACTCATTTGATTATTCATGTCTAAACAATCACCCATACACCATCTAGGAATTTCTATAACAGTGTCATAATCAAGGGGTGATAAATATTCCCTAATATTGTGGTCCCAGACAAAACCCCGTTTTAAAAAGGTTATGTCTTTTTCCTCAACATAATTAAGATCAATTTCTCCTTTAGAAGCAGAGGTGTAACTAATCCCTAAAAACGCTAGCTCTTTCTGCATAGCTGGCATTGTCATCTTATGAATGGCTTTACCGCCAACACTAACAAGGCTATCATCGCCATAGAAAGTACCACGCACACATGAATTATAATAATATAAATCACTCTCTACAGTGCGTAAATAAACATACCTATGTAAAGCCATATTAGCAACACAGTTTATTATAGAAGTGAGCGCATCTCCACTAGGATTACCTTGTTTAAACGAGTAATACAAAGTATCAACTAGATGATTCGAAGCAAACAATGTTTTAATTAAAACATTGCGAATTCTCTTATTCTCATCACTATCATTATAAAAAGTGTTAGCAGCTTTAGCCACTATCATACCTAACTGCAGCGACAAACTAGCATCATAATGTGAATAATCTCCACACAAATAATGTTGCCCAACTTCATCTAATTTATATTTTAAAAGAGTCCATTGCATAGAATCGGGATTTATACCAATAGCCATCTCTCCTGCAATTGGCGTATTTTGACAATGTGCCATAAATAAACCAAAATACATACGAAGAACGACAGTTAAATCGAACGGCCCAACTTGAAAGACTCGTGTTTTAACATTATTAACTTTCTCAATAAGCCGAGTCTCATCTTTTAAAGTGTCCACAAAGAAAGTAGGAGCAATAACTCCAAGTTTAGCTTTCGTTATTCGATCGTTCACATGAACCATCAAAGCTTCAGAAGGTCGTAAAATCTTTTGCTTATTTCTTAACTCTTCTACAATAACCCAAGGAACCTTACTAGGGACTCCTGCTAATTTAATAAAGGGAAAACCTGCTGATGTAGTAACATCAATAGGTCGCAATCCTGAAAAACCATTAAGAGCATCCTCAACACTTAGCACAAACTTATCCTGCACTAACCAAGGACTATGCCACGACATAATGCTCGAAACAGTATGTTGTTTAATTTTCTTAAACAAAAAATTCGGCACCATAGACGTGCAATGTGTCAATTTAGATAAAGCTATGAGCATAGGACTATGAACGATACCATTAATAGTCACTTTAGTAATATGAGCTGGCTCATACTTATGGGGGCCAAAATCCTTTTCCATCATATCAAAAACCAAACTTCTTTCCAACTTAGTTTTTGAAGGCATATTGACTTTAAAATTTTGGACTTTTCCTTTGTCATTAACAAAGGTAGCAGTCCGCCCTTCTAAAAACAAATCCACATCACAAGCTTCAGCACCAAAACCAGAAGATGGCAATTCATTATGCACATAATGCGACTCATCTTGTTGGAAATCTGTTTTGAAATATAATAAAATATCATCAACATCTTCCTTAAATATAGGACAGGCTACACCCTCTCTAACAGTTGCATTACCTGCAACATGCATTCCCAATATCTTGCCACTAACTGACGAATCATTGTGAAACAGCAACATACCACAGTCACCAGCAATGGTTTGACAATCACTATATTTAAAAAAATTTTGAATTGTAATCTTGCCATAAGGCAAATTTAAATCTACTTTATCAATGGTAAATTTTGACATTTCGTATGAAAGCACGTCAGGTGTAACTTCTGGATCCATAGGCGAAGACATACGCAGATGAGAAATTTGAAGTTTTTCTATCTTGCAATGTTCTCCATTAACACCATGCACACATTGTTGAATACATTTATGTTTAAAAGATCGTATTCCATACAAAAAAGAATCATAAAGACCAGGATGATCCCCAATACTACGAAATTTCTTTGCAATATTTTTCCCAGTATTAATATTCTTAATACGAAGAAACACAAGATCTTGATTATGTTTCCAC